ATGTTAGGAGATAGACTTAAAGAGCTTAGGGAAGATTCGGGAATGAACCAGGACCAGTTGGCTGATATATTAGGTGTTACTAGATCTGCTATATCCAGTTATGAAACAAATACTAATATGCCTAGCCTAGATATGGCTATAAAGTTAGCTGATATATTTAATGTAAGCCTGGATTATTTATCTTGTAGGACAAAGGAAAGAACTAATTTAAACTTATTTGATAAAAATAATAAAGCACTAATATTAGATATGATAAAACTTATTGAGAAATATAAATAGTACCAAAATAAAAATAGCCCTGGATCTGCTCCAGAGTTATTTTTTTATCTTAATATACTGTATAGCATACATCAACTGAATTAATAATTTCTAAATATATATATGCACATACTTTACAATCTGAAAGAGCTTCATGTGACTTTAACTCATCTAAATTAAATCTCCATTTAAGTTCTTCAAGCTTATAACTTTCAAGTTTTACATCCTTTTCTGTTACAAAATCATATTCTTTAATTTTACTCCTAGCCATCTGCAGAGTATCTATTGCTTTGTTCTTTGGCTTTTTATATCCATATTTATATAGGTTGTGTAATAAGAATTTCATATCGAAAGTACAATTATGTGCAATTAAAACCTCTTCACCTATAAAATCTAAAAATCTTGGAAGAACTTCTTGTATTGATGGAGCATCCTCTACCATTTCATTTGTTATTCCATTTATTGATGTTATTTTCTGAGTTATTTTTTTATTAGGTTTTACATATGTAATAAATGTTTCTATTGGCTTCTCCAAATCAAATTTAATTGCACCTACTTGTATTATTTCGTTATTTTCTTCATTTAATCCAGTGGTTTCAAAATCAAATACAACAAAGTTAGAAGGCCTCTTAGTTGTGTTTGGATATTTCATAAAGTTTTCATATATAACTTCTTTATTCCTTGTTATATTTTTTATAAAGCTATTATCTAACTGCTTACCTAAATCATAATTCTTAACATCTTCAAAACTTTTTATATAAAGAGTTTCTGAAGACTCTTTTTTATCATTTTTTACATTTTCTATTACTATATTAGTATTAATCTGATTAGAGCTGCTAATATTGCTAACTTCATTTGATAAAGCAATCTCTCCTTTTATCTTCTTAGCCTTTGAATTGTACAGTAAATAAAAAACAAATGCTGTTATAGCAACTAATGAAAATGTTAAATTAAATAACATAAAAATAACTGATACGCATTCAATTATTAAAGCAATTATACGTTTTTTATTATACTTTTGTAACTCATTTTCTAATCCTGCTATATTATCCATATTACCAACACCATCCCCCAATTATGTAAATTCTAATTATAATTGTAATCTGTATGCTACTATATACAAGCTTTTCGACAAAACTATATATAATATTACATGTATAAAAGATTTAAAAGTGGCAAGAATTTAGATAATCCTTTTGTATTAATTTTTTATTTATTGTAATGTACTTATAGTTAAGGCTCCCGTGTGGGGCTTTTTCTATTTTAGAGAAAAAAATGGGTAACCCTAAAGCTACCCTGAAGAAACTATTCATTCAATTTAGATTCTCTTTCTTTAATTAGCTGCTTTAACTCTTCAAGATCTTCACGTGTAGATTGATTTTTTATAAAGCTTCTAGACCTTGAGCGATTACTTAAATACTTTGCATATTCCTTATTTTTTTCTTGCCACTTTTTATTAGCTTCAGTTTGTTTGCTACTATCCAAATTAATCACCTACTTTGACAATAACATTATTAATGTAATTAAACTTATTATAAGCGCTACAATACTTAAAATAAAGCTTAGTTTTTGAATTTTATTCATAATGCTTTACCTCCTTAACCTTTATGTTATAATAAAGTTAAGAAGAAGATTTAAGGAACGGAAGGGGTGTGAGCCCTTCCTTGTGGTTACTTGCGATTAACAAGTATTAGATTTATTACAGCTATAATCAGGTTTACTAGGGCTGTTATTAACTGTATTAAATCCTTGTTGTTTGTTCCTTTTTTCTTCTTCTTTTTCTTTGCCACTTTTATCACCTCCTTACAATTATATTATACTATGCATAGTATATAATGTCAATACTTTTTATTACTTTTTTTCTATATTTTTATAAATAATTACAAAAAATAAAGGGCAACCCTCAGAGGTTGCCCTAATAAATTCTATAATCCTAAAAGTTTCTTCCAGGTGTTTCTACCTACTATTCCATCAGCCACTAACCCATTATTTCTCTGAAATGCCATAATGGCCTGCTTGGTACCTTCTCCAAAGATTCCATCTGCTCCATAAGCTAAACTATAGCCTAAATATATTAACCTTTCCTGAATCCATTTTGTTATATTTCCCCTAGCACCTTGTTTTACTAAGGGGCACCCATTCAAGGTATTAGGACCAGGATAATTATCTATAGCCTGCTTAGAAAAACCTTGCCTATTACATTCTGCCTGTAGAGAAGCAAAATCATATTGGGGTTTTGCTTGTGGCTTAGGTTGTGGCATTGGTGTTGTAGGCTTAGAAGCTTCAGGTACTCTCTTGCCTTCTATCCCTTCCGCTATAACCTTAGCAATGCCTGCAGGTCCCAATCTTCTATAGTTTTCTACGTCCTTTACAGCTTCAACAAAGAACATTTCAACTATCATAGCTGGCATCTTTGTATTTCTAACCTCGTATAGCCTTGGATTAATGTTTAAGCCTTTAGTTCCAGCTCTTCTTTGATTTCCGCCATCGTCTGTGAATCCAGCCAAGAATAGAGCTCTAGATACATTTACTGCATATTCATGTTCGCTGTAGACACATACTTCAGAGCCGATGGAACCGTTGTATTTATCATAAGCATTATTACAGTGCAAACTTAAGAATAGATCCGCACCCCAAGCATTAGCTTTATTTACCCCATAAGCTAAATCCTCATATTTGTCCATGTTATATGGTGGAGTAACATCTAATATTTCATGTCCTAAAGATTTTAAATAATTGCCAAAGTGTGGCAGCACCTCTCTGTTGGTATCTAATTCACTTATTATTCCTACTGCTCCTGGTGCACCATAATTATGGCCACCTCTATATGCTATTTTCATAACTATTTTTCCTCCTTATTATCAAATTTTACAAATTCTTTACTTTCACCATCACTTTTTTTCTTAAGTATATCTATTGCATTGACAACTACCGGAGACCATTTAATGCCCATTAATCCTGTATTCTCTATAAGGGATAAGCATTCATTTGCTATAAATCCTATAATAGCAGTATTCCTTAAAAATCCTCCTGAACCGAGTACTATATCAACCTGGTTAACTACAACTATTACAACAAATATAAACGCCTTTTTAACTAGCCCCTTAAAGCCTGCATTACTTTGTGCAGCTCCTGTTTCGGTTTTGGGTGATCTTTTAAATATCGCTGCGACAGCAAAACCAGTTATATAATCTGCTATTGCACAGCAAGTTAACGCCGTAAGAAGAGCATCCGCCCCGCCTAAAGCCTTAGCTAATACTCCTCCTAATACGCCAACTGCTACACAAATACCATTTTTTATGTTCATTATTTTTTCCACTTTAATACCTTCTTTCTTATAAAATTAGGCAAAATAAAAACACCCTGTAGGTGCCATACTTTGCCTTTTTAGATTATTTATTTAGATCTTCTATTACTTCTGTCACAACTTCTTTGAGGTTGCTTATTTTAGGTACCTGATCCACTGTATAGGTACCGTTTATTATCAAGCTTACCCATACAGCAACTAGTCCACTGTTTTTATTAAACATATGCTCAACTCCTTTCTATTCTATTGGTTTCTCTGTTTCTACTGGCGATTCCGGTGATACTGGTGGCACTAATAATAAACTTAATTCAGCTATAGCTTGGTTTTGTTTTTCTACAGTATCCTTAAGCTTATTTATTTCTATTTCTTCCTGAGTCTTTATGCTTTTAATTACCTCCCCACTCCCAGGATTAACTCTGTAAGCCTTATAATCATTAAATAAATTTGAGTCATAAGGCAGCACTAAGCAATCTAGTACTTTTTCCAAGTCTTCTTTAAATGGTCCATATATGCTCATATCATTAGTTCCAGTTAGTATTTTATTAATTAAACCTGTATTCTTGCTATAATATACCGTCATCGTATTGGTTTCTTCATTAAACACTATATAATCACTCCTTTTTTATTTTTACCAAAAGTATATATCCCCTGTCCAAGCATTGTTGCCAGTACTATAATTAGTTACATCTACACGGTTTTCGCTAACATGGTTATAAGTTAATTGTAAGTTCCCTTTTGTGCCAGAGAATTGTATTATAGGGATATGCCCTAAGTCATGCTCTAAGATAACTGTTCCACCCGCTTGTATTGTTAGTGGCCATTTTAAATTAGGCTGTATTCCTGGTGGTATGCTTACCTTAGCTGTGCTGTTATAACTCTGTGAGACCGCTCCTATCTCTATATCTGTATCGTAACCGCCTAGCCTTAATTTAGGTGTTAACCGTGCTATATTGACACTTTTATATTCTGCTTTCGACCCATAAGCGACGTCTATATTTACACTGTCCCCACCGCTGATATTTAACCCTATTTGGTCTTGAGCATAAGCGTTAGTTGCACTCCAATCGTTTGGCATTGCGACAATGTAGTTGTATACCTCGGAATCTAGCATTTTGTCACAACCCAAACCGTATGTTATTCCAGGGATAATAGAACCAAGTTCGTCGATAGACGTCCCTACACGCATTAAGTGCTTATTATCTATAAAACAATCCACAGTTGATTTAGAAATTAATATTCTTTCTTTAGAGTTAGAAGTTTTTATATTAACCCCTTCGATAGTACCACCTACAATTTGTTCTCCCTTAACAGTTAACCCATAAATAAACTCTCCGATTATATGCCCATCCATAGTTATAGCTGTTGCAAAACTTCCGTTGATACCGTTATTACTATATCCTAGTCCTCCTAAATTCCAACGCCATACTTTTTTAGCTGTGTTGGGATCTTCTGTATCCATTATTAAAAGTTCCCCTCTACGCTTATATACGTACCCGCCTAGTGTGTTTGTTATTAAGTCCGTAGCGTTGTCTACAGCTTCTTTCCACTCTGTTTTATCTCTTGTTATTTCCTCGGATACTTTGACTAAAGTTTTTTCTACGTTGCTTAAGCTTGTTGCAAAGTCGCCTTTGAAATTACCTAATTCTATAGAAACATATTTTTCTGTTAAACAATCGTACTTATAACTTATTACAGTAGCTTTTATCTGTATTCCTAATCTTTCATGGTTTATAGTTACTTTGTCGTATAGATAAAGTTGCTCTAGTACCTTGTAATCTTTATATTCTTCTGTTTTAGTAAGTTCTATAAAATCTACAGAATAATTAACTTTTGGATAATCTATTTTATCCAAGGAATATAGCTTTGTGGCTTGATTCCTCAATTCCTGGAATACCGTTTCTTCTGTAACTCCATTTTCTGCATCCACCTTTAAGTCACTATAATGAATGTGTTGTATTTTGGGGTTAGGATATGCACTTATTATATTACTATCGATATACTTTTCCGGTAACATTAACACTGTGTCATTCTCATTTAAACCAGTTAGCATAAGTCTTGTTACTACGGAACTTGCATCCAGGTTTTCTTCTATGCTTAGAAGGTTTTTCCCATAAGATATCGTCGTACCTCTATCTTCTCCCGCCATGGTATAGATTTTTATGTTAAAATTATCTCTTTCTATTTCACCTCCCCATCTACTTAAGAAGCTGTTATCATCGTCTCCCATAATAGCTTGCACCGGGTTTTTTCTTATATAATTCGCGGTGGATACTTTGGATATGTCGCTTACAGCTTGGAATTTATTCGGATAACTGGTATTTTTTAAAATCCAATTTAATGCACCCGCTCCGTTTTGGTCTGTGGGTCTTACATCTTCCAAGAAGTTGTCCAGTAAATCATAGAAAATGTGTCTTGCAAAAACTTGTACATTATTCCCGGCAATTTGTTTGCGTACTATCCTAAAAAGTTGCTGTCCATATTTCGGCGTAGGTGCTTTAATTATGTTCTCTTCTAACAAGTCCCTCCATTTAGTATTGCCGAATGTTGGATATTCTAACTCTAGAAAATAATCTCCATTAAAGTTTTCGGTGACCTTGCAGGAAATACATGAATCCAGTGTATGTATGCCGTTATGTGTAAAGTCTGTTTCTTTGCTATCATATAAATTAATCATGTTTTCCCTCCTAATTCCACCTACCAAAGGCAATAAAATTAACCGTTACTGTTGTAAATGTATTTTTTGTAGAAATTAATTTAAACTTAACCGAACTATTGCTCCCGCCTACCATAGGTTGAGCGAAACAAATTGAATCTGATGATTTAGGAATAATAGCACAAACTGGAACGGTATACGGTGCAAAAGTCGCAGGAAAGTTCCAAGTTATTTCATCCGATTTATAAAAAGCTCCTTCTGCTGTTGACATATTCGTTCCGTAATCGTTATTTCCGTAACAAACCATTGTCCCATCGCTAAACTTTACAAAACGTCCGTTACCCACTATTCCGCTTTCTATTACAGCTTTAGTACTTAATTCGTCTATTATTTCAGTGACTTGTCCTTGTAATCCGTATAAATCTATGTCCAAACTTTCTATATTGCTCTCTGCGGAACTTAATCTTTGTGCAATATTTAGTATGTTCACAGATATGTCCGGGATTATATTGTTTTCTAGTACTATACTTCCATTTTTATAGACGTCTATAGCATTGTAAAACGCTGTTTGTGCTTCTGTTGGTGTTTTTAACTCGTAATAAATAGTAGTTGGATTAGCTTGCAACCATGCTTTAAATCCTGTTACATCGGGGGTAGCAAGTTTGGATTTTAAAATATTGATACTCATTCCTGCGGCGCTATCTATAAATACACCTTCAATGTCATCCGTATAAACTCCAATCGTACTACTTGGAATAGTATCAGCTATTGGATTAGTTCCGTTCCTTTGATTAATTTTTGCTTTTTCACGAATAATCACAGTGGCAAAAGAAACGGTATCAGTATTTGATGCATTAAATGCCCATGCTTCACTACCGTTTAAAATTATTTTCCCGATTTTTCTAGTTACCTTACCATAGATTATTTCGTCCTGTGCAAAATAACGCCCTCTTAAAGGCTCTGATAGTTGCATTTCTAACTTCTTAGATTTATACACTTCATAAGGTGTAGCCTGTTCGCCTTCTTCTAGTTGAATATTAGTTATAATTAACCATCCAAGTAAATCTGCACCACCGCCCATTCTTGCAAATTCAATGCTTATCAATCCGTTAGAAGGAGTTATAAAAGTGTATGATTGTGGACTTATATTCGTTTCAAATCTTTTAATAATGCTATCGTCAACCGTATTTCTTATGGTTGTATAATTTGTAACAGCATTACCATTTACTGTGAATTCATGTTTAAAGGTATATTTTGTATTCGGTTTTAGTTTAAAATCGTAGTATGTTCCCTTATTATAAGTTCTTTGAGTGTAAATTTTTAAAGAATTATCTATAACAATATCGCCGTTTACAAATTGTCTTGGCTTATTTATATCAAATAAGTTTTTACCCACACTTTTAACTAAGATTTTATTTCCCTCTTGCTCCCCTACAGATTTAACCCCATCAAACCACCTAATATTTTCTTTGCACCATTCTAAAGTAGGCTCTTTACCTGCACCAAACAGCATTGTTAAATTAACAGCTATAACCTCTTTTATGTATATATTGTCCCATCCGCTGTCCCTAAAGTCTCTTATTTGTACATACGCATTAGTAGAATTAACAGAACTAATCCCGGAAAGCCTTTCGTACTGTCCGCTGCCGGTATGATTCACCATGTCCCCTGCCATTAAGTGTACTAGGTTACTAGTGCTTTTTATATAGGCACTAATATATACTTTGTCAGTTTCTTTTTTTTTAATTTGTTGGTCTGCTCTTGCATATTTTGCGGTAGCAAGTAGCACGCCAGTTTGTCCATCATTGGTTAATGTCCCCCCACTAGTTCTCCACCCTGCAACGCCATTGGTAAAGCCGCCGTTTACGACTTCATTTTTTAATGTCCTTCCTTTTATATTGCTTACAATAGCCTTGCTATCATTGTTAACATCAACTTTGGTAAACGCATTCCTGGTGTTTATAATCTTTATATTGCTTTCGTCTAATTCATTTATGTATTTTAATAATTGTTCCTGCGTGTTTATAGCCATATTATCCCTCCTTTAAACTATCGGTGTATTTATGTAGGATTTATTTATTACCACCCTAACAAGCATTTGCTCGTAGGTTTTTAACAGAACGGTATTGTCGTCTATTACGGTACATACTTTAATTATTTCTTTCCACTCCTGGTTATATACACTTATTACTAAATTCACGCTCTCTAAGTTATGCTTAAAGTTGCACTCCCATAATCCGGATTGTTCGTTATAAACAAAAGCATCTGCCGCAATTATGAATGTTTTATTGCTAGCTTCTTCTATTTTATTTAATGCTGTTGTCGCTTCTTGTACAGCCGCATTAAGCAAAGGAATAACTTCTTTACCTTTAGTTGTGCTGTCCTTTAACTCTAAATTTACAGCTTTACCTTCCGCTGTATTAGCCACCAAAATTTCATTTGTCGACTTGCCTTCTGCGGTATTATTTTGTAGTTGAGTATTTACGGTTTTCCCTTCTGATATATTTACAATTAAATCTTCATTTGTTGACTTGCCTTCTGCGGTGTTAGTTTTTAGTTGTGCATCTACCGCTTTACCTTCTGCTGTACTTTTTACTAAGGTAGTGTTTACTGTTTTCCCTTCTGTAATATTTCTTTGTAATTGGGCATCTGTATTTTTGGCTTCTGCTGTATTGCTTATTAAATCTTCATTGACGTTTTTACCCTCTGCAATAGTAGCTTTTAATACTTTGTTAACCTCTCCGGCTATTCCTACCTGTTCTTTTGCTTCTTCTATGTCGTTTAACGCTTCTATTAAAGCTGTAAACTCATTACTTGACTCTATAGAACTATCGTTTCTAAGTGTTTTGTAGACCCTAACTATAAACCCCCTGCTTGTTGCTAGTCCGCTGTCATTAAATATAGATAATTCACACTCTACATTCCCTTGAACAGCCAAGGTTTGAGAGGTTAGAGGAATTTTTACTTTTCCTTCTTTAGCGTTTAGAATCTCTACAGAATTAAATATTTCGTGTTTGTCGGGTTTTAATGCGTAAAATTTTACTTGGTATCCCGTTAAATCTACCGCCATCCCTCTATCTGTGACATATCCTTCTATAAAGCGTGTATTTACATCTAATTGCTTCGCATCTACAAGCACACAGTTTTTATTGTATAAATCTAAATATATTTGTTTAGTTATATTTATCACAGTAAATACCTCCATTCGGGTTTAATTTCTATTTTAGTAACATTTCCCGACCACAATATTTTATTGTCGCCTGGGTTTAAAACAGGAAAGTTGCCTAAAATTTTATTGTTAAGTGGTAATTGTTCCTTATAAGCTGATTTTAAAGGAGTATTTATAGTAATAAAATTCGCTACTTCTTTTAATATAAGATTGGTTTCGCCTATAGTTAAGTTAATATTTCCGCTACCATACAATGTTATTACAGGTTCGGAAAAATATGTTCCGGGATTAAAGATTGTGGCTTGATTAGTCAAGTAAATAGTGTCGGTAAAATCCATGTAAGCAAAAGGTTCTAACCTAAAAGTTAACTGGAATTCTCCGTGCTCTGCTATCTCATTCACTATATCCCCCATTTTCACAAATTTTATTTTGTAAAAAACGTCGGGTTCTTCTTCTAATACTAGTTTTTTTGCATTTATTAGCAGCGCTTTAAATTTTCGCATTTTCATTCTAATATTTTCTTCATCTAATAAGTTGAAATTAATAGGAAGCTCTATATCTCTCCAGTTCCCTTTTTCCGTTAAACTCCCATCCCTTCCATCTACTTCATAAATTTTTAAAGTTTGTTCTGCTGAAGGTATAGCCGGCCTTTCGACTGAGCATATGCCAAATTCTTCTCTTAAGCTGATACAGTCGATTAATATGTCCATGCCTACTTATACCCCCTCGCTAAATTGTTATCTGTGTAACGATTATTCATTTTAAACATTATTTTATCTACTAGCCTATCCGTATCCGCTGGTGTGCTGTTCTCGGCGTTAATTATAAACTGAACATTATTATTATTTGTAGAAGCGTAATTTGCAATGCTCTCTCCTTTTACGTAAGGCGTTGTTGTGTTATTAGGTGACATAGCACCTGTAACAGCATTAACTACGTTTGTAGCCGCTTTTTGAGCTAATTTAATTTTATCTTCCATACCTATAGCCAGTCCCTCGGTATTATATTCTCCTATCTCCATCATTACCCTGGAAGGTGAATGAGTGTCAAAGCCTTTTCTGAACCCCTCTGAAACTTTATCTGTGAACCAAGCCACTTTATTTTTTAGCCATCCCCAACCGCCAAAGATACCATCCCACAAACCTTGTATCATATCTTTACCAATCTGCTTCATGTCTTCGGGAATACCTTTCATCCACTTTATTAACCCGTCCTTATATTCTATAGCAGCGTTGATACCTTCGTCTTTCATGTTTATTGCAAAAGTTTTTAATTTATCTATCGTTTTACCTAACCACTCCCATATGCGCCATGGCAAAGATTTAAACCAATCTATTATACCCGCTATGGTTTTTCTAGCACCTTCTGCGGCACTATTATAAGTGTCAACCGCCCACTGTTTTATATTGTTATAAGTATTTACCAACCACAGCCAAACTTCTCCTGGTAACTTCTTAAACCAATCCACTACAGCAAAGTAAACATTTTTACAAGTTTCAATAAAGGCGTTCCACGTGTCTATTCCCCATTGCTTAATATTGTTATAAGTATTTACTAACCACGTCCAAACCTCTCCTGGAAGTTTTTGAAACCACTCTACAACGGAGTTATAAACATTAACACATGTTTCCACGAATTTATTCCAGGTATCCACCGCCCATTTTGCAACTATGCCAAAGAATTCTCCTAACGCAAGTGCTATATTTTCTGGAAGTTTAAAAAACCATTCTTTCATGTTTTCAATCCACTCCGGAATAGTTATTAAAAAGAAGTCCTTTATAGCTTGCCACCCATCCGTAAACTTTTGTTTTATCCATATCCAAAAATCTACAAAATATTGAGGTATTCCGTTAAACCATTCCATTAAGGCATTCCACCCTTCAGGAAGTTTAACTGTTACTAAGTCCACAAGCCATGCCCAAAAGTTTGCTATAGCTTGTTTTATACTGTTCCATATTTCAATTACTTTTTTTCTAAAGTTTTCGTTAGTTTTCCATAGGTATATAAACCCTGCCGCAAGTGCCGCGATAACACCTATAACAATTAGTACAGGCATAGATATCCCTGCTAAAGCTATTTTTACAGCTACTAAAGCTTTTTTTATCGTCGCCCATACTGCAACAAAAGTTTTGCCTAATGCGGATAATTTAGCACCAATACCAAAGGCTTTAAGCTTAGCAATCAAAGGCGCAATCTTCCCTGCTAATATAAATATTTTACTAATTCCATTTGCTATCCCACCTATAAACATAATAATGGGACCTATAGCCGCCGCTATTCCTCCTAAAGTAACGATTAACTTTTTAACCCCAGGACTCAATTCCTTAAACCATGCATTAAATTCTTTTGCTTTATCCCCTAGCCACTTTATAGCAGGCGCTAGCACTTCGAATATGCTTTCAGCTAAGTCTTTTAAGGCTAAGTTTAAGTTGTTCATAGCTACTTTCATTTGGTCGGGCGGGTCTTGGGTTCCTTCGAAAGTGTCTTTTACTGTACCTTCGAACTCTTCCATTTTAAAGCCGAATTTATCTAGCTGTATTCTGCCTTCTCTTATAGCTGTAGACATTTCTGTCGCACCTCTAGCACCAAATACCCTAGAAGCTTCTTCCAATGCTTCTGTGTCTGTCTTGGCTTCTTTTATCTTCTTAACGCTCTCCTGTAATCCTTCTGTCATGCTTTTACCTTCTTTTGCGTAGGTAACTGTAGCTTTTTTTAATGCGGTTAGCGCTGTTTCGGAATTTACTCCGTTTGCTTCAAACTCGGATAAAAGTATAATGCTATCTTCTAAGTTAAATCCCATAGATTTTAAAGCCGCACCGTTTTGCTGTATACTATCCATTAGCTTGTCTACGCTTATCCCAGTGGATTGACCCGACATAGTAATCATGTCTAACAATAAAGGTGCTTTGCTACTGTCTATATTCCACTGTTGCATAAGCCTGTTAGTTTTGCCTATAGATGCGTTTAAATCAGTGTCGTTAATTTCTGCAAACATAAGAAAGTCTTTTGAAAGAGATTGAAGTGCTTCTCCTGTAAGGCCGAACCTGGTATTAACTTCTCCCACAGCGGTTCCCACAGCTTCTGCTGCAAAAGGCATAGAACCATATATATCATTGAATACACTTTCAAACTCTGTCATAGCTTCGCCTGTTGCTCCGGTTTTAACCGTTATGGTGTCTAGCCCGCTATCTACTTCATTAAACGCTAGCATACTAGCTGTACCCACAGCCATTATAGGAACTGTTACATTTTTAAAAAACCCCTTGCCTATATTTGTTGCTTTTTCTCCAAAGGCACCAACTTTATTTCCCGCTTCTTCCAGGCTTTTACCATAGTCTTTAACTTTGCTTTGACTATCTTTAAATGCATCATTGGCCAGTTTAACTTCATTTGCTAGTTTTTGTTCCGCTATCTGTGCATTTAATAGTTTTCCTTCTAAACTTTTAACTTCTGTGGAATTTTCTCCGTAAGTAGCTTTTGCTTTATCTAATTGCGCTCTAGTTTCTTCTACAGATTTTTTTGCTAAATCTTGCGCTTTGCTTAAATAGTCCACTTTACTTTTTAGCTTATCGGATTCACTTCCATTTAATTTTAGTTGTTCCTGCTCTAACTTAAATTCCTTTGTAAGCTTGGAAGTTTCTTCCCTCATTTGATTCATAGAAGAATTGAATTCTTGGTTAAAGACACTAAATTTTACTTTTATTTCGTTATTCCCTTTAGCCATATATACCCTCCTCTCTATTCTGTAATAGGATTATTAGCCCATGCATCATAAGCTTGCTTATTTTCTGCTACTCTCTCCACTTCTTCTATAGGTGCGTGCCAAAAAAAATCCTCCCCTATATTTAAAATAAGCACATAAAGGGTATATAAATCCTCCATGTGCTGTATTTGAAACTTAGGGGGTTTTACTTTTTTTTATCTTTTCGATTACCTTTTGTAGCTTTTGCAAATCCATTAGCAAAGCCATTTCCTTCTTTATTGACCAACCCTATAACCAACTCCATGTAAGTGCTTAGTGTTTCGGTATAGTCTCCATGGTATTGTTGTAGAAATTCATCATAAGTTAATTCGATATTTTTATTTGCCCCTCTTATTCCTATATATATTGTTTTTAGGCATTTTTCTTCATCAACTTTATTCAGAACCTCTTCTGTATTAACTTCCTTACCGTCAGATTTTATAGCAATGTCCAAAAGGTCATTCACAAGAGAGTTCTGTATAATATTTTCTCTCTGTGCCTGTGCTATCGCAAAATTTGTTAACATACATGGAACACGCCTTTCATTTTCTACTACTTCTATAAACTCGCCTTCATGTTCCACTATTCTTCTTTCAGATAATGTTATTACTTGTATTTTAGCCATTCGTAAACCCCCTTAATATATTAAACTCCTGGTGTAGTGCTTTTAACTAATTCATAATTGAAATTCGTATGCCACGCTGTAGCCACAGACTCTTCTACCTCCGACTTAAACGCTTCATAATAGAAATTCCTAGCTTCGTCTGGCATAGCTGTAAATTCTAATTCCATGTAAGCTACCTCGTCCGCATCGTTATCCACTGTGAATTTTAGTCCTGTAGCACTGGACACGTTAGGAAATGCAATAAGCTTTACTATGTCCTCAAAATCGTCTATAACGTCGGCTGTAAGTATAAAGTTAGAACCCTTGCTGTCCATGCTGTAAGCATAAACCCCCTTCTTAAGTCCTTCATTTTTAATGCCAAATACCTCTCTATACACGTCAATAGGTACAAAACCGGAAAGAGTTAAATTATGTTGTAGCGGCATAGATTTACTTTTAGTAATTACACCTTCACATTTTTTTGTTACTGTTCTCATTTCCGTTTCACCTTCAACCGAACCTATGCAACCAAACTTCATAGCTTGTTTATCCTTAACCTGTATAGAAGCATTTTTAATTCTCATTGGGTCAAATTCTTTTATTTCTGTTGCCATTAGATTACCTCCTCTATTTTTGTAATTATTGCATTACTTAATTTTTCTATTACTGTAGGAGTTGCCCTTTCTAGGCCTCTCCCTGTAAAGTTTTGTGTTATAGGGTTTCTTATTCCTCTTCCTTCGTCCGGGAATACTAGATACCCATAAGAACCCTTTTTATTAGCTGCACCACCTTTGCTAATTATAGTAAAGCCTAAGTTATAATCATTACTTTTAAAAGGCTTGCTGTCTTTAGCGTGTCTTTTTTTTCTTTTAGAAATAGGGAGAATTTCTGTTATTCTGTCCATTACCTCCCTATTACCTTCTGTGTGTAACACTTCATTAGCGGTAGTTTCTCCAACCTCTTGCAGCTTACCTATGTTCTTTTCTAGGTTTTCCAATTGTGTAGGATCTAACTTAAATTCTGTAGCCATTACACTTCACCCTTTTCATTTTTCTAGTACATCTAAAGGCTATAACATCTATAAACTGGTTAGTTTCTCCTAATTGCAACCTGTCATAGTCTGCCCTCACAAAATTCAAGCCAATACTTTCTATTTTATCTATAATCTCAGATTCTCCGTATTCAGATTGATTTTTACTTACATAGAAAATAATAAGCTCCTGTGTCAAATATTTTACGTTTCCTGGTATGATTCCATCTTCTATATAGTAAAAATAGTTATAATCCTCTTTTTTTTCCTCGGGTATTTCTGCGTGGTATATATTTAGTCCTCTGTAACCTTCAAATGCCTCTATTATCTTTTCATCACTAACATTAAACAACTTAATCACCTACTTTTTGGAGATAAATATACATGAATTTTTTATCTGAATCTAAGCTTTTTATGTCAAATAATTCATTATTAATTTTAACTTTATTCTTTCTAGACACCTCTGGCCTAAAGTAAGTTTGAATTTTTTTATCAAGTCTATACCCCTGATTATTTGCGATTATAACATCTGATTCTCTAGCTGATAGCTCTTTAAAAAAGAGTTTACCTTTTTGAGTAAACTCTTCTCCTGTTTTCTTTTTAGCAGTATTAAGCAATGTTTTTATTTCTCCAAAAAACATGACACCGTCATTAAAGCTAATAAATCCAATATCATCGGTTTTTATCTTCATGTTGTCACCTCGCTAGATGTAATTGCACTAGCAGCTTGAACTTGACCCTTGATATGTAAACTCAAAAGCTCCCCAGCAAAATTAATCTCAAACATTTCAAGAGCATGACTATTGGCATACCTGCAGTAATCAAATAATAGACTCCTTGGTAAGTCCTCTTCTGTAAAAACAAGTGGCACCCCTGCAATCTCTTGCAAGCGTGCCATTCCTCTTTTTATCATTCCAGTAAGATTTTTATCTGTTTCAGGATCTATCCATGTTATACCTAAATTAGGCCTTATATCCGCTAATAATTGTTCAGCTAAAGCTGTGTTATCAGCCATTTAGATCACCTCAATTAAGCCTGTTCTTTAGTTTTTACCACATTAGTTACAGCTACTTCAGATACCGCAGGCTGTAGCCCACTTATATCTGCATAAACAAAGGCATTATTATCAAGTGGTTCACCGTGTCCATAAAGTTTAACAAGGTATACTCTTTCATCTTCAAGGAACTTATAATCATCGGAATGTTCTATCTTCCCACTCTTTTCAGTTCCTATACCCATAAAGTACCTTTTACCAAGTCCGAATATTGCTTTTCCTTCTTCAACTTGTACCGATTGAACCTGTCTAGTTGGGAATGGAAAAACATCATTTATATATTTTCCATCAGCGCCTCTTATTGTAGTAGCAGGCATAACCTTTTGAAGATAATCCACTGGGTTTACTATCATTAATACTTCCCTGACTATTCTTGTTTTACCTTTTGGTGTTTTTGCCATGCCTGCAATTAACTTTCCATAAGTCACAGGATCTAGACTAGTAACAGGAACAACATCCTTCACAGGATATACACCATCTGTTACTGTTACACCTTCTCCAACCTTCCTATTCATACCTATAGGCATTTCTTTACCAGTTCCATTTATAATTCCCTCTTCTAACCCATTGGCCAAAGCTTCTCCTAATATTGCTCTTACATATCTATCTAACCATGTAGGTCCTAAATCTAGCATAGACTTAGCCACTGGCAAGAAAGCTGATAGCTTGTGTAGCCCCATATTCATTTTCTTAAATCCACTAGTTAATTCTTTTACAATATCTGATGTTAAGGTTCCCCAAGTAGCAAGTTGTTTTCCATCAGCATTTACTAAAAACTCTATAAGCCCACTTGTGTTTTGGAAGTCTATGGCATCCAGTAAAGGGTGACTTTCTACTAAATCTTCAAATACGGCATCAATTACAGTCTTAGGCATAACCACATCTAACTCTGTAAGAGCTTGTTTAGGGTTAGAGGTTTTCATTGCTTCAATAACTTTTTGAAAGTATTTATTTTCTTCTGAGGTTAATTGTCTAACCCCTCTACCAGCTAAAATATTAGCATCTGCAGCTTGAACTAATCCTCTTGCTTCTTCCATTACTGATTCTTGAATGTTTTCAGTAAACTGAGTAAAAGCTTGTGCAAATGCTTCTTCATCACCATTTTTCATCGCCTGATTAAGGTTATTCATTATATTTACTTTTTCTTGCTTTAATAAATCTAAACTTTTCATATTAATCTACATCTCCTTTTTAGCGAATAACGCCGCCATTAATTTTATGTTTTTATTTTCTTTAGGTTCATTAGGTGTTGGAGGAGTATTTTCAGAGTTTTTCGCTCCAAAACTTTGAGAAAGTTCTCTTGCTTGTGCTACTAAAGCTTTATTGTAGCTTAGTTGTTGTTCAAAAGATTTATTAACCTTTTGTAATAGCTGTTTAGCTTCAGTTAGATCAACTTCCTTAGCTACTATTTCATCACAAAGTCCATATTCTAGGCATTGTGCAGCAGTAAGCCAGGTTTCTGCGTCTAATAGTTCAATAAGTTTTTCTTCAGTGATTTTGCCATTGGATTTTTCTAAATAGGCTTTTCTATTTCCCTCCATTATTGCATCTAGATCATCAGCTTCTTTCCTAAGTTGTTTTGCATTACCGGCTACTACGTTCCACATATTATGAATCATCTGCATTGTATTGGAATACATAATTACTTTATCGCAAGCAGTCAAAATAAAAGACGCTGCGGAGCAGGCGAATCCATCCACATAACCTGTTACATACGCACCATGTCTTTTTAGTTGATTTCTAATAGGCATAGCTTCATAAACTGAGCCACCATAAGAATTCACATATAAATTAATATTCTTTACATCTGGATACTTGGCAAGTTCATTTCTAAAGTGATTAGCTGAAGTTTCGCTTTGAACTTTCTGCCATTCCCACCAGTCAATATAATCCCCTTCAACGTTTCCATAGATATACATATCTAAGGTACTAGGATCACTCGCTGATTGTTTTAATCCCCATATTGTCTTTACTTCTTTCAATCGCTTTCACCTCCTTTCAAATTCTCTACATCTTGATAGTTTTTAGTTATCCAATGCTTCTTTGACCACCAGGCATTCAACGGAGTATCACCTGCCTTAATTCTCAATTCATCTACGCTATAGCCAGCACTTGCAATAAGCTTGTCAAACTTTTCAGCTATGGAGAATATGTCAATATGCTTAATACAAGTAGTATCCACTTTTATATAACAGCCTTTTAAGAAGTCTTTTCTTCCTATTCTCTTTCTAGTGGTTTCTTCCCCTACCATGTCGGTTATAGGGTCTACACAAAAAGTTAAAAAGTTATCTGTTATTTTTTCTATGTCCGCAATATCTCCACGTAATAAAGCAGGAGGAATTTTAAACGCTTGGCCAACTCTTTCAAATGCCTCTTTGGTAATGGAAGCTATATCTACAATTTCACTAGTGGATTTTTTATTCCCCTCTCCATTTTGTTCATTATATTTAAATCCTTTGTGGAGTGGCAGCACTGCATTTTCTGCTTCAAAGTACTTCTTAAATCTTGTATTCATTAGTTCGTCAAATTTTTCTTGGAATTTTGGATCTCCTGTAGCTGTAGAATCTATATCCATTATTCCTTTTCTTCCACCAGAGCGTTTATATTTTCCTATAGCCATGTTTAGAAGATTGTTATAGCCCTTTAATAAATTTGACAGTAGCTTTCGGACATCATCATTGCTGTACTTAAAATAAAGCACTTCACTCATTTTAAAGGTGCGGTCAAATGTCATGTCTCCTCTTCTAACATTCTTAAAAATATTTTCTACTACAGCATATTCTTTTTGAGTAAAATCATCTGCTATTATTAATTGTTCATTTGATTCGATTATGAGACACTCATTTTCATAGAGAAGTTTACTTATAAATTCCTGAATAAATTGGCTAGAATTTTGATTTTTATTAGGTTCTATATTCCAAAGATAGTATTCATCGCCTTTTATCTCTTCCCCATAAACGTAGGTTTTGAACTCACATTTACTAATTGCATTAGATATTAAACTTACCGCAGTTGATATTGCAAAAGCTTCTATTGCAAGTTGTATTTCTTGGGAAACTAAAGCTCCTTCATCAAGATATAAAGTATCTTTCCCAAACCCAAAGAAGTATTTAATCCAGTCTATAAATTTCAATCTTAATCACCCCCTTCCAGGGCAAAATAAAAAAGCCTTATTTCTAAGACTTATGTTCTAATTGATACATTCTTCTCTCTAAATCCATTAATCTATTTTCATAAAATGTAATTTTATCTAGCAATAATCTTTTCATATCAGATTCATCTCTTAAGCGATTATATTCACTTAAGGAAATTGTTACAGTAGGTTCATCCATATATCATCCCTCCTCAATATGTGTAAACTCCAAAATCGAAATCTACTATTTCCCCACTATCTGGCAGCTCTATACCATCTGCGCACATAGCAGCAACAAAAGCCATAAATCCATCTGTTTTTCTACTCTTAGGTTCAATTTTTCCAAAGGTATAGTTGTCATATTTTTCAGGCTTAAGACAAGTATTATTTGTATACCAACGCATTAAAGGATTATCTCCCCAAACTATATTATGGTTAGTGAATTCACTATTAATAATGGGATATATCTTCATCTGGTCGCTTGGCCTGGTAAGTTTTATATTATTAGCTCCTTGTTTATCTGTATCAAAACCAACTTCTCTTAAGGCTTTTGCTAGTAGAGTATACCTATAGTTATCCATGCCTAGGATTGTAAGATTATATTTTTGAGCCTGCTTTGCTAACCAAAGAGCTGGAGTTTCCGGAGGTATTTCAGGACCATCCACAAAAGTTAATAGGCCAAGTTCCCCCCACTCTTTTAATGGTGCTTTGATTCTTCCTAAATCCTTAGACTTTTTACAAACCCAAGTGTGAGATACCCAATAATATTTACCTTTAAATTTGAATAGCAGCCCAACACACACAAAATCCGTTGTTTTTGCATAATCTATACCTATCCTGCATGTAGCTCCAGTTAGATCCGGAATATGCTGATTAGTGGCAAGTATATTTTCCCAAGAAGTTACTTCTCGATCCACTTTGCCTTTAGGAATATTCATTCTCTTAGTCATAAATGCAGAGTTGCCCACTGGATCATCTTTATAGTCAATGTACTCTTTTTCCATTTGTCTTCTTAGTTCATCAAAATAGTATAAAGAAGGGTTAGCCTTATTCCACATCTTTGGATCATGGACTTCGTCTTCACTGTCTAGCTTGCAGATAAATACTAATAAACCATTATCATTAATAACTCCGTTTAGTATCTGTTCTCCTCTAGAAATTAATTTATCTAGTGGTCCGTCTCTTACATCTCCATTAGTGGTGGTAATAGTGGTTCGTGGATTTTTCTTTTTACCTAGTCCAGTTTTAAAAACATTAATAGTGTCATAATTTTCATATTGATGGTATTCATCAAAATCGACTTTTCCTTGCCTTCCACCATCTTTTGTTTTAGCATTTGAAGTTCTAAACCTTAACTGTGATTTAGTTTTTTTATTTGTTATAACTTCTTTATTCCATTCAAAATGCTTTTCTAATTTCTTTTTATTTTCTTCAAGAACATCATAAACGTCCATGAAGGAAGTCATTGCTTGATCTTCATTATTAGCGCAAATGTCGATATGATATTTTTTAACTGGGTTATATTCAGATATAAGACAAAAATCTTCAAAAGCTAGGTACCCGTTCTTTCCAGCTCCTCTACCTACTAAAATAAATAAGTCGGGCCATCTTAATATACCTGGCTTTGAATATGTGCAATTGTGAAGAGTAAAGCAAAATACTTCCCAGGGTAATAGCTTAAATGGGAAGTATTTCTCTAAACTTAGGTATTTATTAAGTTGTGTTTCATCTACAAATAAGTTTTCCTCATTAAAACATTTTTCTACAATATCACATAAAAGGAGCTGCTCTTTACAAACTTCAAATTCTCCACTACGAACTAGGTCAATATAATTTTGTATTTCAGGTACAAGCTTTTTATAACTCGTCATCATCATCAATCACTACATTGTCAGTTCTTAATCCTAGTTCTTTTAAAATAGCAAGCTTTTGTTTATTATACGCTACAGCATTTTTTACGGAGGGATTTTCTTTTTCAATTGTGTAGCCTGAAGCTGAAGTTGTTTCGAACATAAATCCACGGTCTTTTATATCTTTTTGCATAGCTTTTTCCTGGTTCCAATACCATAAATAATCATCAATTAAACTACTAAAATGTTCAACATTTGCTCCTTTATCTTCAAGTTGTTTTTTTAGTGACTCCTTGATTTTTCTAGCACTAGCCATATTTTTTATCCCTCCTTTCAAATGTAAAATACTGTAATTTATATTTATTTTTTTCTCACACGCGCGAGCCAGACGTTTTGTCGACCCTCCTTCCCGTTTCTACACCCTCCTAGAGTTTTTCATTTTTTTCGACCGGGGGGTATACCCGTACTGTTTTATCTTTACCCTTTCCTAAATCTATTCCAACATATCCAATAGGTGATAAATGTCCTCCGCAGTACTTGCAACTTCTTCCATCTTTCCTATGGTCGCTAGCCTTAACAACCTCCTGCTTATCACATATTAAACATTTATACATAATGTCCATATTATCCACCTCATTACCACCTTTCTTCATTTAATTGTGCCTTGGGTTTATTATTAAACTTCTCAGGATGTTCTTCATTGTGACAGCTATTGCATAAGCTTATTAAGTTGCTATCTGTTAGAGCTAAGTCCGGCCTATCCCTTAAGTGCTCCTTATGATGCACACACTCAGCAGAATGAAATTTTCCTCTAGCTTTATGCTTCTGACATTCATTGTTATCTCTTTCTAATATGTCAGTTCTTTTATCTAACCATTCCATGGATTTATAGAACTTTAAGACGTCACCTTTCATTATTGCCTCTAAGAGTTCCATCCTCATTATTCTAATGCTCCTCTAGGTTATTACACCATTCTAGATTTACAATGTATATTCCGCACTCATATTTGCCTGTTACCTTCTTTACTTCTTTACCGTTGCATTTATTAACCCAATACTTATTATGAATATAGCTTAATAGTCCTTTATCTTTCATATACTTCTCTCTACTAAATATTAGCTTGGCCATACCTCTTTCCCCTTTAATGATTTTCTTTTTATGCATTAAAAAAGAGCCCTTTTAAGAGCTCTTAGTTTTTAATGTGTTTTTGCAAAGTTAATTAACCATTTCCTAAGTTTGTTTATATAATCAATATACGAATCACATGATTCTTTAAAATCAATTAAACATTCATTATTGCAACCATCATTGTAAGTATCAATGAAATTAGGGTTATTCTTCTTTAAAATTTCATTAAATTCTTTCAATAATCCTGATTCTTTATTTATTTCTAATTTTATTTTTATTCTTGAAGTGTGTTCTCCTAACAAGTTTATATATTTTATATGTTCTTGGGTTGACTTCTCATAGAATACTTTTGAACTTTCAAGCTTTTTTCCTTGAATAAGCTCAGTGAAATATTCATTTATAATTTTTAATTCTACCAATTCATAATCTATAATTCTTAAACTCTCAACAACTTCATCTGAATAATCTGTATACATTAAAAACACCCCCTTTCTCTATAAAAATTTCTACAAATAAGGAGGTAATCCTTCATAAATCATTCGACACATTATGACTCAATGTGTTTCATTATATACACTTATATCTTTATTTTACTAATCAATAAATAATTCTCTAAATATATCTTCCAGTACATCAACTACAATACTATTTCCAGACATTTTATACATCTGAGAATCTGTTCTATCCTTACCTTTATAGAATTTCTTTTCTAGTGCTTTTCTTGCTTTCCAATAATCTTCGTCACTAAATCCGGTTGCTCTCCATGATTCCAAAGGAGTTAAACTTCTTATTCTACATTCAACTATCTTAACTGGATTAGTTGTTGTCAATGTAGGTGAAACTCCATCCTTTGAAAACACTCTGTTATTCATCTGAAAACTTTTAGGATTTTTAATATCTCCAACTTTTATTAATCCTAGTTTACTTGCTTCCCTATTGTTCAATCTTCCTTCAAATTCTTTTGTTAAGGATTTTATATGATTACCTTTTAAATAATATTTTGTATCTACATTATCCTCAAGTATATCTCTTAGTTTAAGCTCTTCATTTATTCTCTGTTTAAATTTAAAATTCTTATTTATATCATTTTTTATAGAAACAACAAAAATTCTTTCTCTCCCTTGAGGAGCTCCAGAATCCCTGCTATTAAGTACTTTATGATAATTCTTATATCCTAATTCATCTAAGGTATTAAGATATTTTTCAAAGTTATGTTTATGATTCTTACATAGAACACCTTTGACATTCTCCCATATGACATAACTAGGTGTTTTTCTTTTTATTATCTCAACCGAGTTCCACATTAAGCTACTCCTGGTATTGGTTCCTTCATTTCCACCTCGCCCTTTACCAGATAGAGAAAAGTCTTGGCATGGACTACCATGGGTTAATAAATCAAAATCTTTTAGACTGCTAATATCAACCTTTGTTATATCTCCTAAGTTATATTCCTCACTTATATCGTGAATTGCACTATAACCACAGCTTGCATATTTATCGATTTCACAATAACTCGTTACCTCGTGCCTAATATCTAAACTCTCTAGAGCTTTTTCGAATGCGCCTATTCCTGAAAATAGACTTAAAGTTTTTATCATATTATTTATGTCTCCTTTATATATTTAATTATGGGTTAATCTTGTACACACTCTTAAGCCATAACAAATATAAAAAGAAGCTCTTAAGACAATAATCCTAACAGCTTCTTTTCTGTCACTCTTGCTTTATTTAATTTTACTTAATACCACTTTACCTCATTTTCAGAAGAACATCTTGCCAAAAAACGGCCAACTTATTCTTTTCCAAATATAACAATCGACATTTGATGCAAAGCTTCTTTTTTTATTCTTCTTGCAGTTCTTTCACTTATGCATAGTTGGTAACAAAACTGATAGTAGTATTTCCCTTCAATGCATCTGCTGATTATAATTTTCCTTTGAATATCTGTTAAGCTTGCTAAAGCTCTATCGACTGAATTTACTATGTTAGTCATTATCTTAATTCTATGTTTAATATTAAGCTTGTCTATTTTTATAACAACATTTTCAACTCTGCTATTAAATTTATTTGTTGGTCCAGAAGGATCTTTATCATAATTTATTCCTAATCCCTCTTCTGAAAGATCATTTAATGTTTCTGTTAAGTTCTCTATGCCTGCCTTATACGAATTATATTCCCTAAGCCATTCTGCTATTTGTTGCTCTTGTGTATACCTATTCATTTGTATCACTCCTCATTGTCCCAATCTCTGCAACAGTCAACACATGAGCTTTCTTTATTTAGAGTACAAACTAAGCAATCCATTTCTATTGGTTCAAATTTAATTGCCTCTTCTTTATAAATAACTTCTCTAGTAACTATGCCTGCCTCATTTAGTTCTTCATATATGCCTTTCAACTCATGCTTGTACCATTCTAAATAAGGATTTCTCAAAGCTCTATCTTTTCTGATTTCGCAACACCACCAGTCAGCCTTATCTAATATCTCATCCTTATTTCTTAGTAAAAGCGGTTCTGAACTCTCAAATAATTGTTTAATAATATGTGCAAGTGTTTTCCCAGTACAACGTCCAGTCATTCTCATATCTAGCAGCATTGCCTCATTTAAAAGATATTTGCGCTGCCATTCATAGAATTTTATGTTTAAAGCTTTTTCAATCTTGCTTATTAATTCTTTGTTCATTTGCTCCATTAATAAAATCTCCTTTTGTAATTTCTTTATTTGATGTACTCAAAAAGGAATCTTTCCGTTTAATACCCTCCTAAGTACATCTTTTTTCATTCACAAAATATCTTGAATTACAAACTATTCTTTTTCCCTCTCTATCTGTAATTCATCTTCCAAATGTTCATATGGTATATCATATTTCATTCAAACACCTCACTACTCATTATCTTTACTAATCTATCAAAATCTTCTTGTGACATATTATTGGGTATAAACCTATCAATAACCTCTGAAAAAGATTTAAGATGATTATTTAATACATCCTCACCAATTTTTCTATTTGGCACAGTCCTAGTAGTATTATTTAAGTAATCTTCTTTAGTTAAATTATAATGTGTAGGACAATCAGTTACAGTAGAAAATCTACAGTATAACCCATTAGGTTGTTTTGCTATAAATCCCATAAATATTTACCTCCACATTTCATAATATATTTGAAGTCCGACTTAATCTTCGCCTATATTAAATTTATCTATAGCTCTATATTTTGCGTATTTTTCTCCAGTAAGTTTTTCGTACAAATATGGATTTGTGAATACTGCAACCTCAGGCAACAACCCTTCTCTTTTATCTTTTGAAGTATCCCAAGCAACACAATTCCTAGCTATAGCTTCTATAATTTCTCTCGCTGTCACTTCACCTAGAATTAACTTTTTAACTAATGCTGCATATGGTTCATCCTTATTAACAACTAGATATTGATTACACTTTTTATCATCTATACTTCTTCTATCAGATATAACTTCTATACACCTACAAAACGCATCTTTGTCTTTAACATTGAGATATTTATTGACATCTTCTCTTTTTATTACAAAGTATTTATCAAATATTTCATTACTCATTAAAACTTCTCCCTTCACCCTGTATTTGAATTGCGATTTAATTCTTAATACTTTCGAGTTTCTTAGACTTAGAAATTTCGTCTATACATTCTTCGCATAGATGAATAGAACCGCTAATTCCAACTATATTAGTTAGCATATAAACTTTTTCTGTGCCTTGGATATCTCTACAACAACCACAACATTTATCTCTCCATCCAAATTCACTAACAATTATTTTCATTTTTCCCCCTCCAACTAGTTGTATTTTGTCTTAACATTCTTTAGGATTTAATTTCCTATAGTTATAAATTTTATTGCTTAAAGCAATTAATTTATTTCTTGCTTCTTCCATACTCATATCTTTCAAACCAGTTCCGTATATAACTTCTTGAACAACTTCTTGTGTTTCATCTAAAAGCAAATCCTGAAGCTCTTCTCTATTACTAAACCCTGCCATTTTATCACCTTTCCTTCACAATAATTTCATATTGAGACTTAACAGATCAGCTGCAACTGCCCACTTGAATCTGCTATTAAATCAGTTCCATAATCCTCTTTTATTATCACTTCAAAAATAGCTTCTAAAACCTGTACTACAATACTATTACCAGCTAATGCATATAGAGTTGCATTGCGTTTACCTTCTTTTGTGGGAAATTCTTTTACCATAAGATCATAATCTTCATCATCAAACCCAAGTAATCTCCAACACTCACGTTCTGTTAAATAACGATATTGAGGTTTGTTTAATCGAATAATGCCTGCATTTGGGCATCTATCTTGCCTTTCAGTTATTGTATAACAGTACCCATCTATAACATCTAATTGACGTTTATAACTTCCAGTTGGATTAGGATTGAATTCTTTTATCTTATTAAGCATCGATGGAATTGTAATCAAATATTGTTCTGGAATCTTATCATCTGGCCCATACTCCAAAAATTCTTTAATGTTTCTCATAGGTCTGTGCTTCAACTTGCTAAAATCGAATTTTGAATTTCCTAATAGAGATATACAAAACACTCTTTCACGAGCATGAGGAATACCAAAGTTACGTGCATCTAGTACATCAAATGAATTTGTATATCCTATATCCACCATCTGTTGTAGGTAGTAATTAAATATTGAAATTACATCTTTATCAAGTACACCCTTCACATTCTCCCAGATAACTACTTTAGGCTTCCATTCACCCATCTCTTTAATTATCCTTAACGTTTCTAGCATTAGTTGCGAACGTGAACCTATAGCAGCCCCTTTACGTTTTTTATTTCCTCTGCTATTGTCCTGACATGGAGATCCATGCACTAATATATCCGGTCTTAAGTTCCACCCTCTAACATCTTGTGGCTTGTGTCGATGATCATAAAGAGCATTATAAGCTTTAACTCTGTTCGGTTGCCATTCCACATAATCAATACATTTATGATCTACTCCAAGGTTTATTAATGATTTACGTGGCGCACCAATACCACCAAATAATTCAAGAATTTTAATCAATATTATTTCTCCTTTCCTCCGGACTCTTTTAATATTACAAACTAAGTCTCATTGCTAATCCTTTAGAATATCCACAAATATTAATTAATGCATCTACCGCTTCTTTTTTTGTATTAAATCTTGCTAAGCATTTCCCCTTTGTTAACTTCCCATCCTTATATGAACCACTCCATCTAATCGGTCTTATATAAAATTTATTTTCAATATCTTCACCAATTTCTAATAGTAAATTTGATTTCCCAAATGAATATTTTTTTAAATTAACTAACTCTTCATTTTTTAGCATTAATTTCACTCCTCTTGATTTATAACTTCTCTAAATCAAATGTACTTTTTAAGTTTTGCTATGCACTACGAATCAATTTCTTCTAAAAATAATTGTTCGCAAAAGCACTCTTTTGAACAAAATATATTATCCTCTTCGCTGTCGAAAAACTTTACCAATAGAAAGTTTTCTAAGCATTTAAAGTAGGATTCACCTTCCTCAATTACCATTCCACAACAAGCACATATTTTTTCCATGATGTTCTCCTTTCATTGGCATTGATTTCAAAGTGCATCTAATCCATTTGGTAGTAACTTAATACATCATATCCCTTATCAGTTAATACCTTCTTCATGGCTTGCATAGCTCTTGCTCTGCTATTCCCTTGTCCACAGCATATGGGACTAATCATATATCCTTCTCCTATCCATTGTGTTTTCCCTATGCAATACAAACCAGCCCGTTTAATAGCCTCTATTACCTTTTCTTCTCTCCAATTAGGTAATCTTAAAAATACACTATCAAGATTGGCAGTACCACCATCTTCACCTTTACCGGCTTCAGTGCTTGCTGCTGAAGCTTCAATTAAGTCTTTAGTTAATTTATTGTATTTACTCATTGCCTTCTCTCCTTTTTAAAATTGTGTATACCATAATCCGAATATCTCTTTAGTAAGAACATAGTCACATTCCTGCCACCAAGCTATTACTGGATTATAAAATTTTAACTTATTTCTTTTATCAGACTTATCAATTTTATAACTATACCCTGTATCCTTACTTGTCATCACATCCCCTTTATTTAGCATTTTCCAGGCTTGTTGAAAACTATATTCCTTTGTTTTATTTACATCTGCCAGCATATTAATTCACCATCCCTCTATTTCCATACCCTGGTCCTCTTCTTTACCCTTGTCATGCTCTCTACAGTGAAGTTCAAAGCCTCTCTTGCCCTTTTTCTTAGTCTCTTTCTTTTCTCTTATCCTCTTCTCTGCATATTTCATAAACTCTTCTTTATTACTCATTTCTATTTCACCTTCTTAAAAGGGTATATCTTCATCATCATTTGCCTGTTGCATATCTCCGTATTCATTATCATAAGGAGTACCAGCAAAGTTATTTGAGTTATTTTTCCTATTAATTTGCCCGCTTCCTGAATCTATAAAATCAAAGCTATCTATATACACACTTGTTGTATATCTTTTCGAACCATCTTGAGCCTCATAGCTCCCAGTTCTAATACTTCCTGAGATAGCTAGCTGTCTTCCCTTTGTTAGATACTGAGCAATAGTTTCTGCTGTTTTCCCAAAGGCTACGCACGTAATGAAGTCAGCCTCCGGTTTCTCCTGGTCTTTTCTTTTTTGCCTATTGACCGCTAGTACAAAATTTGAAACTGGGGTACCACTTTCCGCTATATATTTTAAGTCAGGATCCTTTGTTAATCTTCCTATTAGAACAACTCTATTCATGCAATTCACTCCCACCTATTTTCAATAAACTTTATATATTTTTTATATAAATCTCTGTTATTTATTAATATTTCTGTTGCTTTTCCTTTGCTTGCCATGCTGTTATAGCAGCGCTCCATAGCAAAGTATCCTGTTAATGTATCTAAATTGCTAATTTCCATAGCTACAGCTCCGATAATAATCCCAGATATTAAAGCTATTAAAACTAAAACTATAATTAATCCTGCTTGCATTCTTTTTCCTCCTTTATTTTTCATGAAGAGGGAGAGGTAAGCCCCTTGCCTCTTCATATGTGTTATAAACCTTAATATTTTATTCCTTCTAAAACCTTGCTTAGCTTGTACCCTCTAAAATATAGATAAAGAATATCGCTTAGGATCTGTTCCATAATCATCACCTAGCTTTCTAACATATCAAAAATGTTTATTTGCGAATCATCTTCTAACTCTTTCATGTACTTTATAGACTGTTCAAAGTAAGATTGCTTAAGCTCTATTCCTAATCCTTTGCGCTTATGCTTTACAGCTTCATAGGTAACGCTGCCTACTCCGTTAAAAGGGTCCATTACTATTTCACCTTCATTAGTCCTCCATTCTATAAGTCTTCCAATTAGGTCTAATTGCAAAGGTGTCATATGCTTTTCATCCTTTTCATCTTTAGCTAACTTAGCATTTAGCACATTCATACGGTTTATATCGAACCAACAAGGGCTTGCTATCTTGGACCATAGTTTTCTATTCTGCTCATACTCTATATCATCCTTATAACCATGGGTAACATGAGTATTTGCATCATCACTCCACTTCTTCATGATAATTAAGATATCTTGCATCCCTGTCCTGGTATTCTCTGCAGCTGTACGATAAGTTTTATATATTATTGTGCTTGCCTTAGTTCTTAAAGCTTCTATCTCCGGATCTGTCCATATGTCTATATCATCCCAATATATCCATCCATGCTTTTGAAATGCTTGTATCATCATGCCTCTGAAATCTATTAATCCTATATGCCCATCTCTACCTTTAAATTTAGGTATCTGCTTAACATGAAGGCATATATCTCTACCAGGTACCGTTACCCTGTACAGCTCTGGTATTAAATAGTCCAGTTGCTTAAAGTACTGTTCTAAATCTTTAACATTGGAATAATCTCTTAAATCATCTGAGTATGTGTATAGATTAGCGAAAGGAAAGCTAGAAATAATTAAATGGACACTATCTGAAGGTATAGACTTTATTACTTCCGTGCAATCTCCATGATATAAAGCGCAATTCTTTGATGTATACTGCATATTAAGCCTCCTTTAACCACTTAGGTAGTTCTAAATTATTTATATATACTGGCTCTATTTTCTTTTTGCCATTGAAATTTGATAATTGAATATCTTTGATACTGTTCATAATATTTAATTCCATTATTCTCTGCTTTTCTTGCTTTTTTCTCACTGTTTCAAGTATGTGCTTTTCAGTGCTGCCCATTACTATGATTGTGTTAACTTGGCTTCTTTGTCCAAACCTTAGTAGTCTTTTAACTGCCTGGTAGTAATTTTCATAGCTATAGGTAAGTCCACAAAATATAGCATTGTGGCATCTTTGAAAGTTCATTCCATACCCAAATATTTTAGGTTTACTTATTAGTACTCGGATATTGCCATTTTTGAATTTATTAGCCGATTCTTCTTTGAAGCTAGGTTTATGTGATCCTCTAACTTCTACAGCTTCAGGTATATATTTCTTTAGCAGCTCTGACTCATAGTCCGTATCGCACCAAATTATATATTGCTCATTAGATTGATTTACTAATTCAGCGCACCTTTTAGCTCTAGCATCTGCAGTGTTTCTTTTCTCTTTATGAAAGGAAGTGGCACTAGTTTCTATCTTTCTCAAAAAGCCATCATTATAACTTTTATCTATAAGACTTATTTTTATAGTGTCTACAATTTCATTGTGCTCCGGAAGAATATAACCTTCATCTGAATAACCTATATCACTAGGAGTTTTGATATAAACCGACCATGAAGATACCCATCTCCAAAAGTCTTTTATGGCATGTCCTTTTAATCTCCAATCACCGGTTTTCATATCATTTATGAACCATGTGGCTAACGCTTTGCTTGTTTCCATAACATTTAAAAAATCTGCATGGTTTAATAGCTCTATATAATCATTGGGAGCTGGGGTTGCAGTACAACATAACTTAAAAGGTGTATCCTTAAAAGTTTCTGTTAATGCTATACGGGTGCTTCCAGTGAAGTTTTTAAGTATACTGGATTCATCCAATATGACTCCTATAAAATCCTTAGGATTAAAATTGCCTAGCATTTCATAGTTAGTTATATTTATTCCCGGCATAACATCATCTTGGCTTCTGCAGATAGTAGAATCTATATTTAAAACATTTTGCAATTCTTCTTTAGTCTGTAAAGTTACTCCTAAAGGTGCTAAAATTAATATATTTTCACCTGTATGTTTAAATATTTGATTAGCCCATTCTCCTTGCATTATTGTTTTCCCTAATCCACAATCTGCAAATATTGCTGCTTTTCCTTTTTTCAAGGCCCATGAAGTAATATCTCTTTGGAAGTCAAAAGCCTTATCATTAAGAGTGTTCTTGTCTACTTCAAACCCAAAGTTATCAACTCTTTTAACTTTACTTTCTAAAAATTCTCTATAATTCAACTCCTTCTCAGCTCCAATACTTTTAAATAATCCAGGTACCCATCTTTATCAAACTCAACTTCTTTCATTTCATTGAGCGGGATATAATTAAACCCTCTTCTACCTTTATTTTCTTGCCATCTATCCCAGTAAGTTATTACAGTATCCCCATCTATATAAAACCTCTTCTTTATAGTTTTCATCAGGCATAGAATGAATGTTTTTTCATTTACACCTATTGCATACCTCATATATTCAACCTGGTGGGATTTAATATAGGCTAATGGTAACCCTCTCTCGTCCTCAGATTCTTTACAATCGAAGGATATCGATATTCCACCTTTCACTGTCCCTCTAAAGTCTAATGTGCTCTTTTCTTCCGGGAATGCGGAGACTATTCTTTTTCCAACCCTAACAACTTGCCAAGGAGTGCTAATTTTCTGTACTAGTGCTTTCCCGATAATTTTATAGTGTCTATTTACAACATTTATCTCATTCTCAAAGCCTTTTCCCTTATTGGCCATATCAAAATTTTTACCCTTATATCCTGTCATTGGCTTTTCCTCCTGTTCTCCAACTCATATCCCCACTCACGAATATACTTTCTTACTGTTATGCCGCTTACTTTGAATTCTCTTCCTATAGCCTCTGTGGACATCTTTTTCTTAAAGTACATATCTAGAACTTTCTTTTTATCTAATGTTACTTTCTTGCTGCTTCTTTCCGGAAGTAAAGGTTTCCTTGAATATTGATTTAGGAAATTTTCTCTCCATTTCTTATATTCATGGGAAGCTTTTTCTTCTTCTAAGCCTAGTTTGCATTGCATAATGTTAACTGCTATCGCTGGGTCTAAATCCATAAACGTTCTTTGTAGCTTTTGTGGTATCAACTCTATTTCTCCTTTCTAGTACCTTTTAAATTTTGAAGAATCATTATTACTGGAGGTGAATATAACTCTGCTCTCTACATGTATGCACTCCATGACCTTCATTTTTGACCTTAGGTATTCTTTCAAATCTGTCTTAGTTTGCTTTTCTCCCAGGGATACTTTATTTACATTTATCCTTATCTCATTCAGCCTGTCATACATGGCCAAAGAAAGCTGACTAAGTTTAAAAGCTCCTTGTCCATCCTCTGATGTTAATTTCTTATACTGGTTAAGTATCTCTTCACAGATTTTTAAATCCACTGTTATGTCCATTTAATTCTCCTTCATTCCAATTTTCTTATATCTCTGTCAGGAATTTTTATCATTGTATATCTTAGATATCCGTACCCTGTAAATTTATCAATTCCTTTTTTAACAGAATTTTTATCAATGTAATATCCCTTTTTAGGAGTTGCATCTGTCCTGAACCATTCCCTGTGGCTTATTATTGTTATCTCAGGTTCTGGAATTATTAAGTTTTTACTTGAGTTCCATTTCTTGCCCTGTAATTCTTTGCTTTTACTTGTCTGCTTTATTAAGTAAGATGCCAATTCTCCGTATTGGCCAGTATCGTCTAAAGGAAAAATTTTAACTCTTCCCTTTGTCCAGCTTTTTTGAAGTATTTTAGTATCTATACAATTTATAACTAAATGATGGTGTGCTGCTCCTCTACTTCCCATCTCCATAATGTGTATATATTTTAATTCTTTCCCTTGTTTCTTATACTCTTCTCTCAATTTTCTAAGAGCCTTATCTATATCCTTTCGCATTTCTTCTTTTGTAGATGGTCTTTCCTCTTTTTTATAATCAAATATTATGTGGAAATCCCCTTCTGTAAAATTTGCATTTATTCTTCTTCTTAACTTTTTTTCTGCTTGCCTTATATTTATTTTCTCTTGCTCTTCACTGGTAGGGTTTTTTATCTCACCTCTTTTTACTCCCTTAGCTTTATATCTATGTGTATAATATTTTTCTACTTCCACTGTTTTACCAGCTCTGGTTACACTCATAACATATGGCATATCTATAACCTCACTTTTACTCTTTAGTAATACTAACTATTTTTTACTTATGTCTTAAAGTTAATAGATTTATCAAGTCTCAAAAGCTTGATTTTACTTGATTTATCGCCATACATTTGATATACTATTTTTAGTAAATATTTTAAAAAATGTATAGCTTTATGGCTATAAATAACACTAAGTCTTTTAAAGAAAACACATTACTTTTCCGGCCAAGGTTAGGGTAATGTGTTTTTTTGTGTCCTCTTTTCTTCCTTAGTTTTCATTTTTAGTTTCTTTAACTTCTTTAAGGATTCCAGTTAGCAGCCTTATTGCAGAGTCTATATAAGAATCCCATGAATTAGGGACATCTATAGACCTTAAATCCATAATAGCTTCTTCTAACTTTTTTATATGTTTTTCTTCCATTGTGTACTTCCTTTCTATTTGGTATAATGAATTTGGATTTTTAATTAATTGTTTTGATGGCTTTATGCCATCTTTTTTTATTTCTAAAATTTCTATTATTTCCCCAAGAGCTAGCCCTTCTATGTCATATACTGTTTGTCCGTCCTGGCCATATATTTCAGTTCCGTCAAGTTCAAAACTGTCCTTTATACCTTCTATAGAACTTTTTAAGACCTTGCACACTTGGAGTTTCCTCCTTTCCACTACAATAGTTTCTATAGAGCTTTAAGTACTTAACATGCATCTATAAGCCTCCTTTGTTCTGCTACTACTAAAACATCTAACTCCTGGCTTACTTCTACTGTTCTCGGATCTGTAAATCCGTACTTTTCTATATATCTATGGAGCTTTTCTTGTAGCTCTTTCATGGTTGCGCCTCCTTAATACCATTTAGTAGGGCTCTTTACATGCAGCCATTGCTTTTTACCGTAAACCTTGTATTCAAATTTTAAGTAGGCTCCTGAAAAATCTTGGCAATATTTCACGCTTAATGGTTCTATAGTCTTTCTTGGTTCAGTTCCCCAGGAGTTATAGAAATTATTTAGAAATGCCTTAAATATTTCCCTATTAGCAGTTAGCTTGTTAAATCCTTTAATCTTTTCTACATTTAGCAATTACTTATCCCTCCTAAATTTAATCTCTTAGCGACTTACTAATTTCTGATATAAGTAACTTATACCCTGGACATTGTTCAGAATTACAGTTATAAGGTTGTCCTTTTTTATCCAACACCTTAGACAAGTCTCTGTAATTTTGGCAGAACAGTAAGCACAGAAATTTGCATCTTCTCTATTTTCTTTAGAACAACTTGGACATACTCTTTTTTTATGCATCCTTCTCCCTCCTATGTTTTTACTTTTTACCCCTTTCATGCTAATATTTTGTTAGGGAAGGGGGTGTCGGTTGTGAATAAAGTTTCGATTGCATTTTCTAATGGTGAGACATTAGAATTATGTGAGGGTCAAATAATTATGCCTATATCTAAGCTCATTGTTGAAGATGATATAAGCGTCTCTCAAGGAACTTCATACGAATTGTGGAATCATTGTAGTGCTGGAATGGTCCCATCCATCTGTGAGTTACTTTGCAAATGTGATTTTTTTCATTTAATTGATGATGAAGATACGGTTTACAATTCATCTGCTGTTGTTTCTATAAAAAACTTATAATTAAGATTCTGAACGGTTTGTTATTGGCAAATCGTTCTTTTCTTTTTCTAGGACCTTCCTTGCTAGACTGAATAAATACTCATACTTTTCTTGGTTTATATACTGATACATAGCTTTTTTCTTAAATGCATTCATTTCGCTCTCAACTTGCTTATATGTTTTGCAATCACTTTTTAATTCCTGGATTATTTCTTCTACAGCCTTATTAGTAGCTTTGTTATAGCTTTCTAATATGCATTGCATTTTTTTATATTTTTCCTCATTCATTCCTAACACTCCTATATTTTTACTTTCCGACTCTTTCATGGTAAAATTTTAATGAATAATTTTCACATTAAGAGTGCAAGTGCAATTGCACTCTTTTTCTATAGCTTCTTTTACTTTTTCTACCGTTTGCTTTAAATCTTCTATTCTATTTAATTCCAAGTTTATAATTATATTTGTTTTAGCCATCTAAGCCACCTCCTAATTCAATATCTTATTGGTAGCGGTTTACCAGTGCTTCTATTAACGAACACTATTTCATCATAAGTTCTGCGTTCCCTGAGATATTCTTCAGGCTTGTACCCTTCTTTAAGAAGTAATCGCTTTTCATTGGCAGTTAAACGTTTCCCGTGCTTCATGGCTACCCCCCTTTATAATTTTAATTTTCCTTCCTTATAAAGCTTTGCAATAAGCTCTGTAAGCTCTTTGCTTATGTCCCTTCCGCTTTCATTTATAATCCTGGCCTTAACAGTTTGTGTTTTCATTTTTATCCCCCATTTGCTCTAATTTGCGTTTTAGTTCCTCTTCCATTTCCAAAATTTCTTCTAACATTTTTCTCCTCCTTTGGCGGTTTCTAATGCAGCTATTGCAATCTCTTCAAATGTTTTGTTATAAAGTCCAGCAAGAATTTCAACCTTAATCACATTTAATGGTGTTTTTCCTCTTTCCAATAAGCTTAGGTGGTCAGGGCTTATTCCAAGCTTTTCTGCCACATATTTTCTTTCTAGCCCAACATTCTTTCTTACTTCCCTTAACTTTGTCATATGCTTGTCCCTCCTTTTACCAATACAATATCGCATTTTGCGATAAAGTAGAAGTATTAAAAATTATCATATTTAATTAAAATTTTAAAATAACTCTCTAATGCTTCGTATATCTCCCTCTATCGCATTTTGCGATAAAAGTCATAAAATACATATTTATTTATCTTGAAATGCGTTATATTATATCGTACAATATAGTCAAGGATGGTGATTGTTTTGACTATAATATCTGAAAGGCTGAAAGATGCAAGAAATAAAAAAGGATTGACCCAAGAACAACTTGCAAATATAATAAGTGTTTCCACAAGTGTTATAGGAGATATAGAAAGCGGTAGGCGTGTAGCCAGTAAGCGAACTGCTGCAAGGTTAGCTGATTTTTTTAATACTAGTGCTGATTATTGGTTTGATGAAAGCTCCACTAATGAATACTTCGAACATAGGGAAAAATATGCAGCATTGGACAATGTAATATTAACCTTAACGGAAAAGAGGATTATAAAAGATTCTAACTTCAGTGAAGAAGTTTGGAATATTATCAAAGATGCAATAAAAATAGACTTAAAAGTTTTATTCTTGTTTGATGAAAACTCCACCAGTGAATACTTCGAACATAGAAAAAAATATGTAGCACTGGACAATGTAATATTGGCCTTAATGGAAAAGGGAATTATAAAAGATTCTAACTTCAGCGAAGAAGTTTGGAGTATTATCAAAGATGCAATAAAAATAGACTTAAGAGTTTTATTAATGAATAGTAAAAAGTAGGGAAAGAGGTGTTTGTGAGCTTGAAAGTTGCTATTTATGGTAGAAAGTCTGTAGAAACAGACAAGGGCGATAGTATTAGAAGCCAATTAGATATTTGTAAAGATTATTTTTTAAGAAAAGACCCTAATACTGAATTCGTAGAATTCGAAGATGAGGGTTATAGTGGTGGAAATACTAATAGACCAGATTTTAAATCATTAATGATACGGGCAAAAAACAGAGAATTTGATGCCGTGGGTTGTTATAAAATTGATAGGATTGCAAGAAATGTAGTTGATTTTGTTAATATATATGATGAGCTAAATAAGTTAGATATAAAATTAATAAGTGTTACTGAGGGATTTGATCCTAGTACTGCTATTGGGAAATTAATAATGATGATACTTGCAAGTTTTGCTGAAATGGAAAGAGAAAATATAAAGCAACGTGTTAAGGATAGTATGAGAGAGCTTGCAAAGAGTGGAAAGTGGACCGGCGGCACTCTTCCTTTTGGCTATACAACTATTAGGGTAACTGAGGGTTCTAAAAAAGCGAGTTATTTGAGCGTTGACAATGATAATGTTGATTTGGTTAAAGAAATTTTTAATATTTACTTAGAAACTGGAAGTATGCATAAAGTTCAGAAATGGTTATATGATGAGAAGAATATAAAATGGTGTCTCAGTACAGTAAAAAATATATTAACCTCTCCAGTTTATGTTATGGCTAATAAGGAGATTGTAAATTATCTTAATAATTTCGGTGAAGTTTTTGGTAAACCCAATGGCGAAAGCGGAATTTTAACTTATAATAGGAGACCTTATACAAATGGAAAACATCGTTGGAATGATAAAAGCATGTTTTATTCTATTTCAAAGCATAATGGTATCATAGAACCTAATCTTTGGTTGCGAACTCAATCTTTGCAAGAAAAGAATAAAGTTTCTCCTAGGCCTAAAGCTTCTCAAATAAGCTACTTAACAGGTGTTTTAAAATGTTCTAAATGCAAGTCTAGTATGACTGTTAGCCATAATCATAAAAATAAGGACGGAAGTATATCATACGTATATATTTGTACAGGAAGAAAAGCATATGGCGCTAATTACTGCGATTGTAAGCAAGTTAAGCGCTCAATTTTAGATAAAGAAATCGAAGATGAGTTAAACTCTTATGTTAATTTAGATATAGAACAATTCAAAGAAATTCTAGGCACAGCTCTTGAAGATGATGGGTTAAAAAATAGAATTTCATCTATTAAAAAGAAAATAGAGTCAAACAGTAATAAAATTAATAATTTAGTAGATAAACTTTCAATGTTAAGTAATGCAGCTGGTGCAGCTATTTTAAGCAAGATAGAAATATTAACCAAAGAAAATGAAGTGCTAAAAAAAGATTTACTGTTTGCAGAGCAAGAGCAATTGCTTAACTCACAATCTGCGGATGTAGAAGAAAAGTATGAGGCTTTAAAACAACTTGCTAACGTCCTCGATACTAATGAAATTGATATAAAAAGAAGGCTATTAGAATGTGCAGTTAAAGAAATCTTATGGAATAGCGATACCGGATATGCGAATATAGTTATATAA